AGAATACTATTCCCAGTCGTGAGCGCAGTTGTACCAAAAAATATAGCACCACCAACAGCACCACCAAGGTAATAACTAAATATGACGTTCTTGCGGATAGTAATGTTAGTCCCAGAAGTTGTAGATGAAATGGCATACGTTCCACCAGCGGCATTGTGTTCGATAAAGAGATTCTCTACCGTAATGTAACTTTTGACATTGAGGTTCAATCGGGTTGCACTAGCACTATAGGTGATGTCTGAAGTAGCACCTGTTAGTCGGACGTTACCAGCCGTTAGCGTGGGAAACTGAGCCGCTGTAGGGTCACCAGAAATGATTAGGCGGTTTGCACTCGTAGGAGTTATCGTAACCGTAGGACTTTCACGGTAAACGCCCGGAGCAATGTACAAGTAGTTATCACCAGCCGTCAGAACCATATTGGCTAAGGCATAGGTTATTGTTGCCCATGCCAGAGATGGGCTCGTACCAGCGTTACCGTTACCGCCATCTTGTCGGACGTAATACGTTGCCATTACTCCGCATCCCCAGACATGATTTGCTGAGCCATCGTGACTGCAAAACTTTGTACAGTATTCATTTGGAAAAACTCGTCTTGCCTAACCCACCACTCATTAACACTCGTTCCATCTTCACCAAAGGTCGCGACAAGTATGTCGTCATCAGTAAGTATGTCACCGTATACTAGCCAGTCGGTTGAAGGTGCTGGTTGTTTCTCGATTCTGAAATTCTGTAGGTTCATTTGTTATCCCCGACCGTTACCATTGCCGCCCCATACGTTTTCATAGCCATACCTATGGTGTACAGGATACTCACCTTGTACACCCCTATTTCACTCCAAGAAGGAGTAGGGACAACCTCAATAAGCCCAACCAAATCAGGTAGTACATTGACAACCCAATCTGTTTCAACGTCATCAACCAAGCACACAAGCGTTCCACCTTCAGCATATAAGTTAGGATTAGTTTCATCAGCATCAGCCAGCAAGAAATACATCGATTGATTGCTATCAAGAGGACAATACATCTTGGTATCCGATGATTCGTACTCACTTAAATTCTTAACGATAGACATACTCTCTCCAAACTGTTGACAAGTGAAATTTTGTGTGTTACACTTTCACATGAGGCAATTGTACGAGGTATCTTGTGACCGTGCATTGCAAGTCGTTGTACTAGAGTACTTGCAATCAGTCGCACTGTCCAAAATGGGTGAAGAGTGGCGGGTTTCAATGACAGAGCCCAATGCTTTTTTGGATTACATTTGGTGGAAAGATGGTGTCGGCATTCATCACGCCGAGTTGAAGAGACGCAACACCGCTCACAACACTTACCCAGACTACATGATTAGTTCGTCAAAGTTACTGAAGATTCAGTCGGAGTGTCATCGAGGTTTCTTGTTCGTCATCTTCAGTGATGGGTTGTTTTACAAGACGATTGACCGTGGAGAAGAGTTTAACATCAAGCACGGCGGACGGACGAAGGCAGTTCGTGACAAATGGGATGCAAACGGGGAAGACTGTGCCTACATCCCTCACCAGCAACTCAAACTTGCCGCTGGCTGGAGTGAGTGGTGGCAACTCCGTGCAAGGAACGCCCTACACGGAGTCATTGACAAGCCCTAGCCATCCATCAACGCCAGTTGCACACGGTCGTGAAGCATCTGTGCGATTTGCTTAAGTGACGCTTGAAATCCTCTGTCAGCAACGACCTGAATGATAGTCGGTTTCTTTGACCCCCACTCAGCAACCGTGATTGACTTCTGACTAAACTGATACATAACAGACAATGCCGCTTCCGTATCACTTGGAAGGTTGTGGTGATAGATGAGATTCATCTCGCTTAATCCACATACCAACATCTGGTACTGAATTTGTGTCATCACGTAGTCGCAAGGCTTTCCGGTTTGAGCAAACTTAGTCGAGTAAGACTTTCCGCACTTCACTTCTAGTCCATGCCACCGACCGTCAACTTCAACCAGCCCGTCGAGCGACACCCTCATAAAAGGCAGTTCAACAGACTCAGCACATACTGGTTCAAAAGCCATTCCAAGGACGTTACTCGCATAGTCACGAGCATATGGTTCAAGGATTGTGCCGACCTCCATCGCCATTTTGACTTGATATGGAGGATTCCAAGGCTCACTCAGTCCGAGTTTGTCGTTAACTATGTCATCGAAGTTGTGCTTTGTCACAGCCGATGCAACTTCCGTTGCCGTCACGCCTTGCTTACGCCAATTGAGCCACTCTTGAGTTCCCTGTTCTAAGTCCACTGTACGAAACAATTTCATTTTAGTTTTACGTCGTCTTTCCGCAACCATCGCATCCATTGTCAATCACAAGCACTGTTACAGGCTCAGGGACGATTGGAGGCTGTACGGGCGTTGTAGAGGCTCCAGAGACTATCTCATCGATAACCGCTTGCCCCTCGGTTTCAGTTGGGTAGAACCCATCAAAAACCTTTTCCAGTTCCGTGCCATCATTCATCATAACGCTCACGTACCAAGAGTCATTGTTCATGTCTACTAGTCGTGTCGAGTTGACCGTATACGGGAAATTAATCATTGCCATAAGAGACCTCCATTTGATTGTAGCCCTGACAGACTATCCGAACACCAATACTATTGCCACGAGTTTCAATAGTATTACAAAAATATATTTACCAATGTTGTAAAAAAGACTTGACAACGCTATTTACGTGTAGTAATGTATTTACATCAAGTTCACGTAGGAGAAACGACAATGGAAGTACTCACAAGCATCATCAACATGAAAAAGGTTGACATCATCCTTGCAGGGAACATCGCTATTAACTGTGGTGACATCAAGGTGATGAATCGCATCCAGTCTGAGGCAATGTATTGGAATCGACATCGTAATGACATTGACGTTGACCTCGTAATCGACCTTATCGAGGCTCAAATCGACAACCTGATGGAACGTGATTTCGATGTAGACCACTTCGTCAAGTTAGAGTTGGAATTGGAGGCGGGACGCTAATGTTCCTTTACACGCTAAACGGAGTGGTTGTTGAAATCACTCCCCTGACAACAGTTGACGGTTGGGACGTGTGGAACGTCAAGTCAACAGAGAATGGCACAGTCCGTGAATGGCACGGATTCAAAGCCCAGCATTTTGACCTCAGGAACCTCCCAAACGAGGCTATTGAGTTCATTATTAACGACCTTAGAACGTATTGCTAGGAGAAGACAATGACAGCACAACAAATCAACAACCTTGAGGCGGATAGAGCCGCATACGAAATCTTCATGATGATGGGACAGGAGAAGCGACTATTCACAGACCAGTTAGTCGCCCTAGCCAAGGATATTGCCAAGGCTGGAGAGCAAATGCCAGTCTTCTACAAGTACGCCCTACACGTCCTTGACCAGTGGTACGGGTGGGAGCAAGACCCGCACGTAGGCGAAAGCAAAGAGGTTATGGAACTGAGTTTTGAGTATGCATCCAAGTACGCCGAGGCAACCGGAATCAATTTACAATAATAGTTGACAACAAGGTTGACATCCAGTGTAGAGTGTGGAATACTCTAATCAATCAAGTTCGGGAGACAACACAATGACATACACAAACCGCTACGAAGACACGCTGACAATACTAGGAACAGAAGTCTATTACTTCATCCCTCACCTCAAAGTACTCCCAGTGGTTTACGCCAAGGCAAAAATCATCCGCTATGACGGATACCTTCCTTCCTACATCGAGTTCCCCCTTGAAGGTCTCGACATCAAGAATCTCACCGATGAGCAAATCAATACCATCACCGATGAGGCTGACCGCCGTGCTGGTGTGCACCTCATCTAAAATATATTTATCGCACCTATTGACTTCTTGTTGATAGTGTGCGATACTCTAAACAGTCAAGTTCGAAAGAGGAGAAAAACAATGAACGAAATCACCATCACGACCCCGGGTCGCTACGCTGTAATCAAGGTCGCTACCGGAGTGACATCCACGTTTGTCTACATGGCGGACGCAAAGTTTGATGCTCGCAACCACGGTAGCACGAGCATTATCGTTGACTTGGAAAACCAAGTCATCGTTGACGTATACGACGGAGAATACGGACACGTCTCCATCGGAATCAACGGTCTAGAGCACGAGGAAATTGGCTAGGATACCACCCACGGAAAAGCCCCCGATTTGGGGGCTTTTTTATTGCATCGATTAGATATGCCAACGAAGTGTAAAAACGCCTGTACGGGCATTCTAGAGGCTCCTGACAACCATCCTTAGAGGGCCGAACACCTGAGTGCCATCGTCATCAGTCCGATTGACGTAAACCTTGTATGTTCCGGGCTCATTCGTGTACGCTGTTGACAATCTGAACGACAACCGACCACCATCGACATAGAGAGGAGTCGTTGTAGCCGAGATGACTACACCGCTACTGTCAGCGATACTCACGGACGTTGTTGCACCAGTGAGAGGGATAGACACGCCGTCGGCATCTTCTAGTGCTAATTCAATGTCGTGTTCTGAACCCTGAACAATGTCAATGATATTGTCTTCAACACGGTTACCACGCATTCGAGTGACTTTGAACGTACCCATACGAACCATGAGTGGTGCTGGAGCCGAGAAGCGAATGTGCGTGATAGATATGCCAAGACCAGTAAGACCTTTACCAACGACCGCTACACCCGTCGTACCGGAAAGAAAAGCGGCATTCGGAACATCGAGGCGATAAATCCCCGGCTGATTGACCGCATCTACTTCACAGAACCCACCACTGACCCAAGCACCAGTTACCGTCTGTGCTACCGGAGTAATCAACACAGATGCCGACCTATCCCGAGTGTATGAAAGAAGTAATCCAGTTGTCGAGTACGTTAGCCCAGACCAACCAAGGGAAATGTAAATCGTCTGACTAGTTGTATTTTCAGGCACAAAAATCGTTGACTCAATCCGCTCAGATGGTACATACGGGACAGTAGTGACCGTTGCTGAATAGTTATTGAATGCTCCAATATGAGGAGTGCCATTACCATCCCAAGCATTTCCAAAGATGTCAGTTAGCGGAGTTCCCGTTGCACTGTATCCGGCAAGACCCGCAAGGGTTGGGATAGTTGTGCCAACGAGTGTCCCTGAGTTTTTAATGAACGGATGTGGGTCATGATAAGGATAATCGTATACTGAGCCTATTTGATAAAGCCGTGCAGGAGCATCAGGAATATTGTTATAATCAAACATGTCATCAAGGTTTGATGTAAATGTTGGCGTTACTCCAGAGAAACTCACATTTACGTATGAATTGTTCTCTACAACATAATTAGAGCCAAGACAATTTGTGCCACCCAAACCACTTGCGGCGAAGTAATTGTTTCGTAGAATGACGTTTCCACGAGTATTAGAGACACTACCAGAAAGATTATAGTTGTTCACAAAATATATACCTTGAGGCCCAGTAAACAAATTACTAGTGTTTGTTACATAAATTGCCATCCCATAGCACCTGTCTACTGTCATGTTATAGGTATAGTTTGCGGCAGGAAGAGTGGTCTGGTTATCGTTCCAAACTGACTGCACACCTCTCCCAGCATTGAAACACTGTGTGAATAAGATATTACGTGTGACTGATGGTGCATGAGTAACAAGAACTACATCAATCTGTTGCTGTCCAGTTGAAAGGAATATGCACTTCCTAAACGTCAGGTTCGTCCCTGTCCTTGCATGAAATACTGGCCGCTGTAAGTATGCCTGTTCAAATATTATATTTTCCCAAGTCATGAAGTTCTTAAAGTTCAGGTCAATCATTGGAGTCTGAGCACCAACACCTGTACCTGCATCACTTCCAACTCTACTGGAGATGAGGACACGAGCGGCAGTCATACCGGGAAACTGAGATGCGGTTGGGTCACCCTTGATAAACGTCTGAGTTGTGTATGTCCCAGCAACAGTTATTGTAGACACACGTCTGATATCACCCGGAGCAATCCACAGCGTGTCACCAGAGCCAATGCCAGTCGCACCAAGAGCCTTCTCAAGTGTTTGCCAAGCAAGTGCCGTTGTATAACCTAACCCAGTGTTTGAATCATTACCATCAAGTCTTACGTAATATGTTGCCATTAGAGTGACCTTACTACCATTCGAATAGGGCCAAAGATTTGTACGTCATCTTGACCGCCATTCCGTTCAACGTAGATTTTGTATGTCCCAGCGATATTAGTGTAAGAGGTAAGGAGAGGGAAGGTGAGCCTTCCACCCGGTGCATAGACAATCGTACCTTGTGTAGGGTAGGTTGTACCAGCGGCACTGACGACACGAACCCATAGCGTGGTATTCGCAATCGAGACCTCTCCGCCTTCGCTGTCAAGAAGGATGAGTTCGATGTCATGGCTTGCTCCTTTAAAGATGTCAATAGCGACATCTTTGATGCCTACTCCTCCAGCACTGTTGAGTTTGAATGGGCCCATGCGTAAGTCATATGCTCCGATATCGCTTAGTCCCAAGTCAGATGCATCATAGGGGTCGTACAAAACAACGAGTATTTCACGGTCTGTTGGGTCAGCCCCTGTAGCCGAGGCATGAACAACCAGCGAGCCAGCCGTGTCCGTATCCGTTGCCGTCGGTGTCAGTTTGTACCATCCGTATCCAACCTCAGTCACAGTTCCACTTGGAGTAATAAAACTACCTCCATTTTTACTGACAACGACAATAGGAGTTTTGCTGATTGCTCCGGTAATGTGGTCGGTGGAATTGATAAGAAGGAATGGAATAACCTTACTTGTGCTTCCTGCTTTTATTGTCAGCATTTATGTTCCTGCCTTGTCATAACTCTTTCTCCAAGTGTACGCCGGAAAACGATTGTAGTTGCAGTCGTGTTCGTTGCGTAAAGATTTGCTACACCAGTAATGCTGGTTTGCGGCAAGAAGAGTGGTGGCACTGTAGGTAATGACGTAGAGGCAAAATGGATTACAAGAGATGTACTTCCTACTTGACCAACACCTACAATTGCACTTGAAATACCATTGCGTTGTACTGAACCTATAGCGGATACTTGTGCTATGCCAATAATCGAAGATGAGCCAACCCTAATGCTACTCAATGAACCCGTAATCGATGCCACTCCAACTAACGAAGCCGTGGGGAACGTGGTCTGTGGAACAGCATCTATAGTTGCCAAACTCAAAAGACCAGCACTACTACGAACTTCAGTTGAAGCACTCGATGACACCGAACCCACTGCCGTCATCCCTGACGATGCAACAGTTACGTTACGCCCAGTCCCAAGAACCGTACCGACTCCAATCAACGTAGACGAAGGCTGAGCGATAATACGCCCAATCCCATCTGTTGAGGCGATTCCGTATAAGGAAGCCGAGCCTGATGTTTGTTGTCCGGGGAACCCAGTAAGGATAGCCACTGCACTTAAAGCGGCACTTGAAGACTGGACATTAGTTGAATTGGCAGTGATTGTCCCAACACCAGTTATCGAGCCGGATGCAAGTGATTGCTTTGATGCACTTGCACTTACAGTTCCAACCCCAACGAGTGACGCTACACCCGACTGAACAAAAATAGTTGATGAGGCTGACATCGTAGCGATGCCAGATAGTGATGAGGTTGCACCAATGACATCAGAACCAATGGCTGAGACAGTTGCAACACCAGACAGTGAAGATGTTGGGGACGCTATGTGTAGAGCGACGGCACTGACAGTCCCAACTCCAATGAGTGATGAGGTTGGCTGAGACACGTTTGAGCCGACCGCCGTAATGGATGCAACCCCACTGATTGAAACAGAGTTCGCATAAACAACATTGCCTTGCCCGACGATTGTTGCTGTACCCGTAATGCTTGCTGAACCGAAGGCTCCGACGCTTCCAACTACAGATGCATTAGCAAAAGCCGTAGCACTTGCAAGAGGAGTCATCAGTTTAGTAGCATTCGCCGTGATTGAACTGACGGCACTAATGGAGGAGGTGACCCTATGTTCGATGCCACCGTTTTGAGTTATGGTTGCAATGCCACTCAGGGAAGATGTTGCCCTCTCTTCAACACTACTAACCGACGTGAGGGAGGCAACTCCAGTAAGGCTTGCTGTGACACCACTTTGAACAAATCCTACGGACGAGAGAGTTCCAACTCCACTGATTGAGGATGTGGTTCCATTCGTCTTCTGTGGCGTTGCCGCTATGCTTCCCACACCAGAAAGCGACGTATTCGCACCCGCAATAAGTTGACCAACACCAGCCGTTGACCCTACCCCACTAACGCTTGACGAGCCATAAACCTCAGGAATACCAACCGCACTGATTGATGCAACCCCAGTGATGGACGATGTGGCGGTAACAACATTCTGTGAGACTACAGTGCCAACGGCACTAACAGAGGCGACACCCGTAAGAGGTGAAGAAGCCCCTATGACATTCTGTGAAACCGCACTGATAGTAACCAGACCCGTGATTGAATCAGCATTAGCATAGGTGACGTTACCGACAGCCGTGACCGTTCCAACACCGGATATTGATGAAGCCCCATAAACCTCAGGGATTCCGACCGCTGATATGGTTCCAACTCCAGACAGTCCGGATGTTGCACCATAGATGTAAAGAGCAGTTCCAGAGGTCGAAGCAACACCCGACAACGATGCCGCACTGTTTTGCTGTCGTATTCCAGCACTAGTAAGCGTTGCTATTCCAGATAGTGAAGAGGTTGTTCCTGCAATGTATGTTGAGGAAGCCACAACTGTAGCCACCCCTGACATCGACGATGATGGCTGATGATTGTTACTTCCAGCCCCCGTGAGCGTAGCCACACCAGTTATGCTAGAAACGCCTAGTGCCACACCCGATGTTTGACCCACAACGGTAGCCACACCAGTTAGCGATGATGTGGTTCCGGCAAGGTATGTGGACAGACCTGTTGTAGTCGCAACACCAGTTATTGATGCAGTCGGTTGAATAAAGTTATTTGCAGTAGATGATAATGAGCCAATCCCTGCTAGTGTTGGTGCTGATGCAAAGATAGCGTTACCAACACCGGATATTGATGCAACTCCAGACAGAGACGCTGATGACCTAAGTTCGGTAGTTGCAACAAATACAGCACTACTGAATGCAGTTGCAGTACCTGATGTGGTTAACAAATTTGTGCTATTTGCTGTAAGTGTGCTAACGGCAGTTAGAGAAGCCTGTCCAAGTGTCAGCGAAGATGCAACAGCACTGACAGTACCAACCCCTGAGACGGACGACGATACGAGTCTTAGTCCAAGCGATACCCCCGTGATGGTTCCAACACCAGAGATTGAAGATGTCGGTTGAGCAATAACTTGCCCTACTGGAGTGACCGAGCCAACGCCTGACAAAGACGACGTAGGCTGAGCAATGAAGTTTGCTGTAGCCGTAACAGTCCCAAATCCAGTAAGCGGTGAGGTTGGCGTATGTAAAACACTAGCCGAGGCTGAAACAGATGCAACCGCTGAAGAAGGAGATGAGCCGACAACCAACAGGCTCGACACTGCCGCAACCGTAGCCACGCCACTGATACTTGCGGACGAAGTGTGAACCGTGCCTCCACCACTGGCTCCGAATGAACGAAGGAACCATCGGAAGTACGAGTAAAAAGACGGGCCTACAACTGGGTCTAACGCTGGCATGACTCAGTGTAATCCGAACTTTGGATAAGTGGTATATCTTACTTTAAGACGGAAGCCGGGACAATATCAAACAAGCCCCTTAAACGACGCAGGGGCATCGCCCCGAAAGGTTTTGCCCCTAACGCCAATCAAGTTCCGCACGGGGAGAGTACAAGTACCCTCAGCAAATTTAAACCAGTTTTTTTAATAACTAGTATTTACGGTGAATCACCCGTGCTAGGAGGTTCACTTGACTTTATTTTACTACGCAGAATTACGCTTGTCAAGTGTTCTTTTTGTTTTACTTCTGACATCTGAACGATGAAGTCGTTCAAGTTCATGTATGTAGGCAAGTTTCCAAGCCCGTGTCACGAAGTAGATGGGCATTTCCTCATCATCATGAACAATGATATTCACAGTGAAGATGACTTTTGATTGAAGTTCAATGGTGGCAAGTTCAATGGTTATGACTGCCGTCTGACCCTTCGGACACCAAGTCACGGCGATGAGTTCATTTTCAACTATAGACTCAGCCGTAACTTTGGAGCAATTGCCTTTGAAAGCCGATAAGACAAGAGCCTTTCGGACTAGATTCTCTATAAGCGGCAGTATAGATTGGTCAAACATTAGAATTCTACGAGTACAAATCCGCCATACTGACCAAGTTCTGACCAATTGCGTTTCTTCTTGAAGACACCGTCTCCATCACGCTCGACAGAGTCTTCATCAGATGGCTCAGGTGATGTGTTGCCCTCAACTGTCCATACGCCCCAGTCTTGAACCTCAACAACAATTCCAATGTGTCCGATTCGCCCAAGTTGGGAGAAGTAAAACAACGCACAGTCACCAACTCGAATCTTTGATGGATTCGCCGTAGCATCAAAAGCACTTACCCACTTGCTATTCGCCTTACCCCATTTACTCCAGTCGGGAGTGTATCCAGAGCGAGGGAAAGTTGTATCGTAAGTGATACCTAGTTCAGTAGCGGCACTTTTCATACGGAATCGAACAAAGGCCGCACACCAAGGAGAGCCGGGTGGAATTGATGGCTTACATGAAGCCTGATACAACTCGACAGACTTGCCCCTATTGTCACCTTCTTCCATTGTTCCGACATTGGCTAACGCTTTACTTGCCGCTAACAACGCAATTGCACGACTCATATACACCTCCTGTACTTAGTATTATAGTTGCATTATTGACAAGCATCACTTTTAGTTTTGGACATACTAAAAAACCCTCATGTTCCCATGAGGGTTAACATCACTTAGACAACTCCGTGTTGCACACAGACCCAGTCTGTAGCAACGATGTCCTTGTACGTTAGCATCATCGTTCGCTTTGTACTGTCACTGTGATTCTCCAGAATGAATTCATCAGCAACGATATAACAAATGGCTTTCAACCCCCACCCTTGGCGATATATACCCTTGCCGCTTTTGTTTGCACTCTTAAATGCCTGACTGAATTTCACTTGCCTTGTAGTAGCCTTGTTGCATACTTGAATATGCTAGGATTAAGCATCTTCTTGTTTGCAACCTCCTTCTGAGAACGAGCGTACATCTCAGATGCAATTTGCATTGACGACTGAATGCTTTTACGCAATTCCCGGACGTTATCGATATCGTCCATATGGAAGTCTTCCGCTATCATCGCTGACTCCAGCCGATTGACAATATTAATCGTCTCTAAGCAATATTCAAGTGCTACCCTTGTAGTACTGTTCACTGTATTCTTTTCTCTCACTGTAAGCCTCCACAAGCCCCATACAGGGGTTCTATTTGATTAACCAGCACATTACTGGTGAGACAATCCTACAACACGCTATAGAAGATTGTCAACAGTATTATAAAATAAAACATTTTTAACTATTTTTACAAAGTGTTTATAAAGTACTTGACATACTGGAAAAGACGTGCAATACTATTGTCATCGGTAAAGAATAGGAAAGAGGAAACAAAAATGACAACACGTATCAAAGACATCACAAACAACATGACTGCAACCGCCATGAAGGCAATCGCACTCAACACACTGTTCGGCGACTACGACCTCGGAGTCGTAACCCGCACCACTGAAGTTCTAATCGAATGGAACAACACCCGGGAAGATGATGAGATTGGAAAGTTGATTGAGGAACTCAACAATCGTGGATGGAAAATGTTTGAGGCGCAAGTCACAAACTAGTCAAACTGAGAGACTACAGAACGCCCTCTGTAGTCTCTCAGTTTCGTTATACAGGCTCTTTTCCCGCAAGAGCCTTATCAACTACCGCTCTGACCTTCTGGACATCCTTTAGTGGCATCTTCAATATTGAACTGACAATAGCCTCAACGAGAGCATCTCCCTGAAGATTGATTTCAGGGATGCCAGTCTTCTTCTTAATGAAAGAACTAACCCAAGACATTAAGTTACACTAACCGTAAGTTGTCCAGCCAAGAACTTGAATACGTCACCAGACGAAACAACCTTGGATGGGGAAATCGCACCGTTGAAAAGCATGTTTCCCGTAGTGACCGCATCCCAAATTCCTACGTGCGTCACAGTGCCAGACCAAGTGACCGTGCCTGACGCAGGGAACACAATATCAGCGGCATTTGTAGAGGATGCTGTACCAGCCGTAGTTGTAGTCCACCCAGAACCAGTTGTTACACTGATACGAGCGTAGTTTCCACCAGTTACTTCAGACGCACCAGTGTCAACGGGGTCAGCCGTATGCAACGATATAAATACCGCTGTGGGTGCGGCAGTTGTCCAAGTTGTTGTTTCAAAAGCCCAAGCGAGAATCTTGTCTTCAAGATAATTCGAAAATGCTGACATTTACTTTCACTCCTAAGTTGGGTCGATACCCGTTAATGGATTCATTCCACTCGAACTTGCTACAGCCGCTGTCCAAGCGGCAGTAGTGTCATTCTCTTTATACACCGTAAGAGTGCTTCCAGAGATTGCACTAGCATTCCGCAAAACTTGCAACGCTGTCAGAACTGTTCGCTCCTCTTGCGTCCCATTACCATCGCCTGATGAATCTAGTTTACGTCTAAGTATTCCATCCGCAATCTGTGCCTGAGTCCATGCGTGACTACCAAGGACAACAAACGTGTCACCAGTAGCAGGAGTGCCCGTCAACGCATCTAAGGTTGCAAATGAACTATCACTAGTTGTGATGTAAGTATATGTACTGATTTGCATTGACTGACCAGTAAGTGCCCCAGTCACAAACACTATTATCTGATTGTTATAAAAGTTATTTACGGCAGTGTTGACGTTAGTCCTGAAGATGGTTGTCGAGTTTGCTGGAGAACCAGTAGCAAGAACAGTGCCTTCAGTTACGAAGCAAGCCTTACGCAACAAGTCCATCAACTTACCAAACGTACCAGCGGTTAGGTGACTAGCGTATGCTTCATCCCAGACAGCACCAGCAATCTCAGTCCCGGCTGAGGCGGCAAGCACGGTAGACGTAATTGCATCCGTCGCAAAAGAAGCCGATGTAATTCCGCCTGATGCTACAGAAGCCACTGAGCCAGACACATTTCCTGACGTGACGTTCAACTGAGCCGTGCCAGTACCACTCGTAAGGATTGCACCCGCTGAACCGGAAGCCACGTTAGGCATCGCTGTGAGTCCAAGGCGAACCGTGTCTAGTGGGTCATACGCAACAAGGTCGTACTCGAGAAGTACCGGAGCAATACCAGTCCCCTTTATCATCACAACAGCATGATTAACCCCTGCCGCAAAGATAGCGTTAGGAATACCAATCTCATACAGACCGGGCATATCCGTCGCATTGACCTGAATGAAGCCACCAGACGACCATGTACCAAGCGTCCCCCCCGCAAGAGTAATGCTTCGACCAGTAGTTGTCGTGTCACCGGGACGGAAGTAGAAAGCCGTAATCGAAGCGTTAGTCAGTGCCGTCTTACCAGCACCAGCCGTAGAAGCACTATCAAGGATGAAGACATGTTCAAGCCTACTTGTTGCACCTGCCTTTACTGTGAGTTTAGCCACTTATTCCCCCTGACATTCCTTGTGGTACTAGAATCCCACCACTACTTGATGCAGTGTCAACATATTCAATCTCAACACCACCACACACACGCTTTGTTGTGACCTCGGTGAACGCACCTGTGTTACCACTACGTGTTACCAGAGTAGAGGCATGTAAGCCAGCGGCATCCCAGTAGGCTACATCATTGACCGACAAAGTCCTCATATCCAAGTTTGCACCACCATTGCTCTGGACAACAAGGTAGTACTTCGTCCCACCCGTCAGTACTGGGCAAGCATCGAAGAAGAACCTAAACGTATCTCTAACCTGAACCCCAGAACGAGTCTGGGCAAAATCTAGAGCACTTGATTCTAGGGCTGTTGTGCCGTCTGAATCGTACAGGATAAAAGAACCCGCAGTAGGAGTAGTAAAGCCGTACCTAAATGCTGAAACAACAAAACTACGAATCTTGTACGACACACCACTCACCATCGTGAATGAGATGCCAATCTGAGTGTTTGACCCACCAGAGGCAACAGCATCATCAGCCTGAGCCTCAAATCTTGGATGTCCATACCAAGCAGAAGAAGTCCCATAACCAAATGGAGGAACACCCTGACCCGCAGTTACACCAAGAATAGGATACACATTCCTATGTGTATTACTCCATTGATGCTGAGCAGACATAAGACGTGGGATTTGAATCGAATTTCCAGCACCCCAGTCAGCATTGGAGCCTATACGGTAATGATAAGTCACACCTTTTGTCAGTGCCGCACTCAATCCAGTAAGGGTCTTCCAGCCAGTAGTTTGAGCGGTAGTGGCATGAGTTGATGTGCTAATAGCAGTACCGGGAGTAATTGCTGTAGTTGTGTTGTAAATTCCGTACAGGAGCGTTCCGGGAGTTCCAGTGACTGTTGCGATGTTTATTAGAAGCCTGTCAGCCGTTATAGTTGCGTCCGCAATGAATGTTCCACCTACCGTTGAACTCGTAGCATTACCTACCGTACCATTTGTAGAAGTCCAAGTAACCGGGCCGCGGAATGGTTCATACTGAGTAAGGCTAATCCAGTGAGGAAACGTACTTGCCGCCATTACCCTCTAAGCCCCCCAGCCATCCCCGGATGAACTATCAATCCTCCAGCGGATGGCGTATCAAAGTAGTCTAGAAAGACCGTGAACTGAGGGATTTGCGTTGTTGTCTCGGTAAATGAACCAGTGGCACGGTCATTTCTTGTTACCTGTTTTGCAACAAGCCCATTGAAGATACTGTCAAATGTAGTTGCTCCAATATTAACAACACGAAATTGATGTATATCTTTGTCAGCGTCACTGTAAACAACGTAGTACTTATTGCCACCAGTCAACACAGGGCAAGCGTCAAATGCATATTGCCTAACACCTTCAGCAAAAGCGGCTGAGTCTCTAGCCACACGCTTGTCATATGCATTTGAATCAAGAATAGTTGTGCCGTTAGTGTCATAGAGCCTTATTTCAAATGAGTCATCCCGGGTATTAGAGGGTAGGTGGCCACTGAATACGATTGACTTTATTTTGTATGATATGCCAGAAGGCATCTGAAACGATACACCCCACTCAGTCATATTAGTAGCCTCAAACGACACTAGCGTCTGATGAGTGGTTGTCAACGAGTGATAGCCATACCAGTTTGTTCCATCAGAAAACATTACCGCTGGATGTCCAGATGATTTTGTTACTGCCGTTGTTACACCATTGGCACAATATTCAAACTGCTGTGAAGTAGTAAGGTTACTCGTAAATGATGTCCTGAATGTAGCAGAGTTACCCGTTGCCCAGTTGTTTGCAGTGAAGCCAAACCAGTATCGAGTCCCCTTAGTAACAGAGGCACTTATACCTGACAGATTATATATACCTGTAGCACCACTGAATGTTGCGGAGCCAGTACTCCCAACAAGCCCTGACGTAAAGTCTGGTGCACCAGCCGAGGTCAAGGAGTAGACACCACCAACAATCGTTTTGTCGTTAACTGTCCCAGCCGTTGCCGTACAACACATTGCAATGTTCGTGATAGTCACCGACTCAGTTGCGTACAACACGTTTCCCACACAGGTATTTGAGGCACTGTTACCAAGAGCAACACCAGTAGACGCAATAGCACCTCCGTCAGTTGGAGCATTCCAACCAAAAGGCACTGTTATCCATCCGTTATACGTCACTGCCGCCATCTACTATTCACCTCTATCCAGTGGTTGGCTCAACCCGAACCATTACGTCAGTTGATGGGTCTATAACGATAGTGTTCCCTATCGCATTGCTTTGCATACGGTCAAGATAAGACGCTAGGAAGTAAATCACCCCGTCGTTACCTAGTCCATTTTCAGTAACTGGATTCTGTTGGTTGGGCTGTAAATCACCACGTTGAATGTACAGATAAGACCCGGGTTCAGTTTCGACAACCCAGTTCAAACCATCAACCCACATAGACAGAATTTTAATCGTTTGCGTCATGCTTTCAAGGTCTCATTATCAACCCACTTGAGCCTATGCCAAAAAAACGCCCATGTAAACAATAGTCCTATGCTGAAATTAAGGAGTATGACAGACCAATGTGGAGTTGATAGGTTTATAACATTGAATAATCCAATTGCCGCTACCGCTATTAGGCTAAAACGAATCCATGACCTTACAAGAAAACTCTTTTTTTGAATAGGCGAGTCCTCATGTTGAACAAGAAACATGAACGCCGTAACCGAGATAGTAATCATACTAGAAGGGACTAGGTTTATATATGTCAATATACTCATCATGATTCCTTCTTAGGCTCAATTTTACTATTGAGTTTTGTAATACCCGTTCTATCCAAAATGAGTTCGACTCCCTTGAGTCCAAGCACACCTAGTAGAAATGCGAATCCAAGCATATATTTTGCGTCTTTTACATGAAGCATGTCGGCAACGATAGGAGTCAGGTATGTAGCCGATGCAGTACCAGCAACGACTGAGCCAAATGATGCCCCCAGATTCTTACTTGAATCCTTGCTTGCCATAATTAATGAACCGACAAACCCTGCAATTGCTTGCCCGATATTTATTCCAAGTTCTTCGGCTTTCATCTTACACATCCCTTGTTGTTGAACTAATTGTTACGTATCGCTCAGGTTCATTTTGCGATTGAGCAAGTTCATTTGCCATTTGTTTCTTTATTGACCCGACGGAGAATACAGGAGTGTCAGAGTCTTGCCTTATAAAGAAGGCTATCAGTGCCGTCATCATTGCTGGAAGACCCGCACGAATGCCTTCAATCGATGACAAAGTAAGTGATTTCATTATTGAGCCAAACGTAGCCGTATCAGCAATGTGCTGGTCTTTCCACGCTGAATCGAACTCTGGTGCGGCACTAGCCATGAATGCACCGATTGCAATAAACAACATTCTTCCGTATGCTACATCTTTCACAATAGGTCACCGTCCTCATCACTCATGATGTCGCAACTAAGACTCAGGAGCAATGCGTTGTCACGACCATTGTCAACGCTTTCTACGGAAAAGACACGTCCTTCAATCAATCCACTTGTTACACGGACTCTGTCTCTAGGAAGTACGTCGGTATCAAGAGGCACACGTATTGTCCAGTTGGAACGGGCTTGCATCACACCGCCCTGAATAGACTCATCGCCTGAGGACTGATTAATGCGGCACTTGCAATAGGATGAGATACGCCACTCAGTAAGAATCCCACCAACTCCGTCAGAAAGAGGAGAGTTGCGTAGGATATCAGCGGTAGTCGGTAATGCTCGACGTGCCATCTCAGCACGGATAGGTGTTAGGTGGTCTTCAGGATACATGGCATCAGACTATCTCCATCGGTCTATATCGGCTTGCCGCCTTCATGCACTGGTCATACAACTGACTCATACGCACATTTACGCTACCGTCTGATGCATCCGTCAACTCAACACAACGCTCCGCCTTCATAAGCCAACCACGCCAAGCGGCTCGCTTGATGTCATACAGTTCTTTGTATGTAGGCCCTACGTCTAGAAACACAACCCCATTGTCGGTTGTAAGGCTATCCCTACCTAAAGTGTTCCAGTTTGGTTCTGTAGCACTGGTTGTTCCAGCGTATTTCACCCTATATAAACGACCATTGAATGTAACTGGATATACAAAGTCTCCAATAGTGTAAGCCGTACTGGCTTCCCATAGCAAACCACGCTGTGACTCATCAACAACGGCAAGGATGTCATCCGTAGACAATTGTGGTTGTCTGTCAGACGCACACATACGTGCGACTTCAAGGGCGACTTCCTCACGAGTTTTCATTAGGTTACCAATACCTCTCCACCATTTGCTCCACGCAATGTAGCCGTAGATGGAATTTCTTTTGAACGGGACAAGATGGCAAATGCTGTTACAAATCCACCTGTTACCCCCGAGCCAATTGTAAGCACAAGGTCAAGATAACGCTTGCGTTTTCGCATGTCAATTTGGAACACAAAAAACTTGTTGTCGTCTGTAGCAGTAGGGCTAAGCGAAGCAGGCCCGTTAGCACCAGTAATGTCAATGAACCCAGACCCCGATGTATCTGACTCTTGAATCTTACAGGATGTTACCGCTACGTCAGTTGCACCAAGGTAGACATAAACTGATACCCAGTCATACTTCACGCCATTCTGTACTGAGTCAACCTCAGCAGTAGTAAATGATGCATTATTAATGATTGCGGCAGGCGGGGTAATACTTAGAATCTTTTGGTCGAGGAAAATAATCATTTTTTACCAAAATAGCCCCCTTGCTTGAAGGGGGCTATTCAAAGGGTGCTAAATCAGGAGTTCAGTACCAGTTATGCCACGAGTAGTGGCTGTAGATGGTGCTTCCTTCATTCGGTCAAGTATTGCCCATGCACAACCAAGAGTTGCGGCAGTAGCAGTACAAACAACCTTGAGATAGCGACGTGTTTTCCGAACATCTACGTTGATGGAGAAGATTTTGCCATCATCGGTAGTTGTCGTGACAACACCAAACGTACCACCAGTTCCATTGCCAGTTGCTGGAATGTCTACAAAACCAGAACCGGATACATCGGAATGTTGAAGTTTGAAGTTGCCAGCGGTGATGTTTCCAGCACCAATTACGCCAAACATATAATAGATGACTGCGTAATCAGTCTTGACACCACTCTGAACCGTATCAAGTTCAGCGGATGCAAGTGCAGTGCTAGAAATAGGAGCCAGTAGTTTGACTACCTTTTGGTCTAAACCTTGAATCATGTTTGTTCTCCAGTGGGAGGTAATTTCTTACCTCCCACAAAGTTAATCACTACGAGGATGCAGTGATGAGTCCGACGACTGGGCCCGGGGCACGAAGTGCCGCTGTAGCGGAAGCGTTTCCAACGTCATGAACGTTGATATCAAAACGCTGTGTTCCACGAAGCGTAAGTTCGTCCGTCGTAAAAGCGGCGTGTTCAGATAGTGCAAGAGTGACATCACGTCGGTCACCAAGCATGGAACCCATGCGTAGGTCACCGAGAAGTGCTGTGACTTGGCTAACGGCACTATCCTTTGGAAGAACCTGTGCAAACTCCACTGGATAACCAAGGAAGTATTGACGAGCAATTCCATTGATGATTTCGACGCTAGAAGTCCCCGCCGTACCTTCAGCCAATTTCACCATGACTTCATGATAGAAAGAACGGTGTACAAACCATTTAGCATTTGGGGTGTCGGCATACTGTGGAAGACGACCAACTAACTTACGGAAGTCAGCGAGCGTAATCGAGGCGAATGACGACGCATAACCACTACCAGTACTGACTACAAGACCAGCAATGTTGGCGATTGTTGCGTCAAGACCCTTCATCTTCTCACGGAATCCAACGATTCCACCGAAAGTAGAAGAGCCATCACCGTTGAAACCAGCACCGTCCTCAGCGAGGGCGAATGCATATGCGATTTCGTCAGCAACTGTGGATGCAAGGTCGATTGCACTGTCTTCGTTCAGTTCGACAGACAACTTCGCCAATGCCGCCAACTTCTTGGCAATCAGGCGAACTCTGTCCCACTGGAGTTCGGACTCAGTTACTGTGGATGCTTCACCAACGTAGTACGCAGTCAAGCCACCCTTACGGCGTGGACGGGTCTGAGTATCGGATGACATTGGAGTAACACGGGAGTTACGGCGGAAAACACCATACTGCTCACGAAGGTCGATGAGGTCGGAGAGGAACTCTTCAGGTACGAGGAATCCACCAGCCTCATTCTCGTTCTCGACGTGACCCTTGATTTCAATGCCACGCTCTTTGCACCAGCGTTGTGCCTTACCTTGACCAGCAGGCCCGGCAAGGAACCACATACCAAAGCGGTATGCCTTCAATGCTCGCTCAGATTTCGTTTCACCTTGGAAAGGGCCGGTCTTCTGAACAGCGGACAAAGATGCCGCCTTTATTGCGTCCGTTCTGTCGTAGTTCTTGACAGCAGGAGCCTCTTCGACTTCCTTTACCTCAGGATAAGGGAGTGCGTTGTCTGTTGCTTGACCAGCAAGAGCCTTGAGTGACTTGATGCGAGTAATAAGAGTCTCGTTCGTTGCAATCAATTCTTGTGCGTCATCCATCGAGAGATTCGGGTCACCAAGGATTCCCTCGGCTACCTTCTTGTTCTCCACAATTTGTACTTCATAATTGCGGATTCGTGCATTAATATCCATCTTTATTAACCTTCCTGTGATGCGAGTTGCTGGAGCATCAACTGACGCATAAGTGTGTCACGCTTTGCTCCTGAAACAGCCTTTGCTTCTTCTGACAATTCTTCTCCGTCTACAGAGGTGTCATCGTCTTCATCAGCATCCGTATCGAGTTCAGTGACTGACTTAGCCTCTTCAACTGAAGTGGCTTCATCAATAGATGTCTCAGCAACAGGCGTAGCAACCTGTTTTCTACGGGGTTTCTTTACAGACTGCTCGGACGTTAGTTCCGTGGCATCCTGTACTACTGGCTCTTCTACTTGCGGAGCATCTTCCCAGATGATTGCTTTCGATTCGCTTGCGACCTCATCGGTCAGTTCGGCAACCCCTGCATCGCACAGGGCTTTCCAACCATGAGAAGCAACAGTTTTTGCTTCTCGTCTTGAGAGTCCGAATGCATCACGCACACGTTTCTCAAATTCACTTACCGTCAAAGGCTTCGACTTATTAAAAGTCGTTGGAATTGACTGAACTTCGTTTAGTGGGCGAAAACGCTCTGATAAGAATGACTTACCAGCGGCATTGAACATATCCCACTCTTTCATTAATTTACCATGATACGAGTCGTATGCATCCCCGTCTTCACCTTCAGACATAGCCTGAATCATGTCATAGTACGCTTGCATCAGATGGCTAAGGAT